TAGGTGGGAAACGATTAAAAGTTTCTGATACAAGTCGTACACAATCTATAGCAAAAAATAATCTTATTGATAGATATCAGAAAATATTTACAGGTAGTGGTCTAAGTGGATATTCAGATTCACTATTAACAAAGTCAATGAGATTAAATCTTTTTAAAGATTATGAATCTATGGATACTGATGCAATAATTTCGAGTGCACTTGATATTTATGCAGATGAATCTACTATGAAATCAGAATATGGTGATGTTTTACAAATTAAAACAGACAATGACCAAATTAAACAAATATTACATAACTTATTTTATGATATTGTTAATATAGAATTTAATTTATGGCCTTGGATTCGTAATATGTGTAAGTACGGTGATTTCTTTTTAAAGTTAGACATAGATGAAAAGTATGGTATTACAAATGTAGTTCCGTTGTCAGTATATGATGTTTCAAGATTAGAGGGATTAGACCCAGAAAATCCAGAATATGTTAAATTTTTAATTGAGTCTTCTACAACTGAACATCGATATAAAGCAACAGAAAGGTCTGCTACTAGAGAAGAACTAGAAAATTATGAAGTAGCACATTTCAGACTATTATCTGATTCCAATTACCTACCATATGGTAAATCACAAGTTGAAGGTGGTCGTAAGATTTATAAACAATTAACTCTTATGGAAGATGCTATGTTAATTCATAGAATTATGAGAGCACCAGAAAAAAGAATATTTAAATTAGATATTGGTAACATTCCACCAAATGAAGTTGACAATTATATGCAACAAGTTATTAATAAAATGAAAAAAGCACCAGTTGTAGATGAAACCACAGGTGATTATAATCTAAAATATAATATGCAAAATATTACTGAGGATTTCTTCTTACCTGTTCGTGGTGGTGATAGTGGTACAAATATAGAATCACTTCCAGGTTTGACATATGAAGCAACTGAGGATATTGAGTATTTAAAAAATAAATTATTATCAGCTTTAAGAATACCTAAAGCGTTTTTAGGATTTGAAGAACAAATTGGTTCAAAAGCTACTTTAGCGGCTGAAGATGTTCGTTTTGCTAGAACAATTGAACGTATACAAAGAATAACTCTTTCAGAGTTAACTAAGATTGCTATTGTTCATTTATATGCACAAGGTTATCAAGATGCAGATTTAGTAAATTTTGAATTAGATTTAACAAATCCATCTACAATTTATGAACAAGAAAAAGTTGAATTATGGAATAATAAAACAAGTTTAGCGTCTTCAATGTTACAAGATGGTTTAGTTTCTTCAGAATGGATTTATAAAAATATTTTTGGATTCACAGATGAGGAAATTCAAAAAGAAGATGATGGTATTGTATATGATTTCAAACAAAAGTTTAGAAGGCGACAAATTGAAGATGAAGGAAATGACCCAGCTAAAACTGGTGAATCACAAGGTACACCAAGTGATTTAGCAATGGGTAGGTCAGGACACGAATTAGATGATAAAGGTGGTGCTCCAGAGGGTGGTTTTGAAGGAGCTGGTAGACCAAGTGAAGGCCCTAAATATAGTAAAGATGGTAGTGCAAGAGGTAGAGACCCACTTGGAGCTCACGATAAGAAAAAAGGTGGTAGTAGTTCACGTAAGTATGGTAATCCTTTAGCTTTAGCACACTATGATAAATTAAAAAAATCAATGAGTTTTGGTAATGCTGACGTAAAAATCATAAATGAAGCGTCAGAAGTTGAAAAAGAATACGAGAGTGAAGTAACTTCTTTAACTAAAGATATATCAAATGACTAATTATTGTGTAACTTTATATTTATTTATGAGTAAATATAATTAAATATTGGAGTATTTTCAAATGGCTCGAAAATTGAAACATTCTAAAATAAAGAATACAAGTATTCTTTTTGAATTATTAACAAGACAGATAACAGCTGATGTTTTAGCTGGAAAAAGTACAAAATCAGTTAAAATTGTTAAAAAATATTTTAATGAAGACACGGAATTAGGTAAAGAATTACAATTATATCGTCTACTTTCAGAAAAACACTATGAATCAGAAAATAGAGCTCAAGATTTAATGAGTATTGTTTTGAAATCAAGAAAAAAATTAAGTAATTCTAAACTTCGTAATGAAAAATATAACTTAATTAAAGAAATAAAAGAAAATTATAATGTAAATGATTTTTTTAATGGTCGTATTCCAAATTATAGATTACTTGCTTCAATATACAATATATTTCAATCACAAAGTACTTCAACTATTTTTAATCCAGAACAAGTTGTTAATTCTAAATTTACTGTTTTAGAGCACATTACAAGTAAAAATATTAGTTCTGAAAAAGCCAAAGAACAAGTTTTAAAAGAATATACTAAAAAAGATAAAGATTTACGATTACTTGCATACGAAATTCTTGTGGACAAGTTTAATCAAAAATATAAAACATTAAATGAATCACAAAAAGGTTTACTTAAAAATTATATTAATAATATAAGTAATACAAACTCTTTAAGAGAATCCGTAGATTCAGAGGTTATTAAAATTAAAAAAACATTAAGTACACATCTACCAAAAGTTACAGATGAAATTACTAAAATAAAATTAACAGAAGCTGTTAATCAAGTTGGTAATCTAACAAAAGGTAAAGTAGTTGATGAAAAACAAGTTTTAACTTTGATGAGATACTACGAATTAGTTAAGGAGATTGAAAATGTCCACAAAGATTAAATTAGAATTATTAAAAAAATATATTAAAGAATTAATCAAAAAAGAATTAGATGAAGCATCTGTAACTGGTAATATTGACGGCGGAGAAGGCCCACCTAAAACACCCTACGCATTCAGAGGGAAAAGAAAAAAAGATAAAGATAAAGAAAAAAAGATAGCAACTAATTCTACTGGATATGCTAAAGTAAGTGAAGCAAAATTTCACGTAAAAACTGAAGTGGGTAGTGTTATAGTTGATGCTAGTGGTAAAGCTGAAGCAATTATGAAAGTTGCTAAAGCACTTAAAAAAGGTCGTAAAGGAGTAATTAGTGCAAACAGAGTTGGTGTATCTAAAGCAAAACAAGTTAGTCAAAAACTTGAGAATGTAAATGAAGGAAAATACCACGATTACAGAAATGATGAATCTCTAACAGCAAAACAAAAAATTGGTTACTCAATGAGAGAGGTTCGAGATAAATTAAACGAGTTAGATAAACTTGTTAATATGAATGTGAGATTGAAAAACGAAATAGGTGTTGATTCTAAAACCTATTGGAAAAATACTCACGGTGCTATGAAAAAAATTAGTGAAAGGTTAGTAAAACTAGCAAGAAAAGTCGGTCAACTTTACTAATCTTATAATGAAACCATCTTGGGATAAAGATGGGCTTACCTTTTTAGGCAGATTGTTAAGTCTATCTAATTTAAAAAAACGTTGGCTCATAGAAGAGACTAAAGTTAAAGGTGAAGAGCCAAATAAAGTCGAAACTATTTTTTTTATAGAAAAGTGGATTAAAAGACTAGAAGATTTAAAAAACGAAATAATTAAAACACGGAGTTAAATGTGAAGCAATTAATAGTAGATTATTTACCATTTGAAGTAAAACCAGAACAAATTACTGAATCTATAAAAGAAAATAATGGTAAGTTGATTGTTCGTGGTATATTACAACGAGCTGAAGCAAAAAATCAAAATGGTAGAGTCTATCCACGCGATATTTTACATCGTGAAGCTAAAAAATATACAAAAGAATTTATAAAAGAACGAAGAGCTATGGGTGAGTTAGACCATCCAGAATCTTCAGTTGTTAACTTACAAAATGTATCTCACAATGTAAAAGATATGCATTGGGAAGGTGATAACCTATTAGGTACTGTTGAAGTATTAGGTACACCAAGTGGTAATATATTAAAAGAATTATTTAAATCTGGAATTAAATTAGGTATTTCTTCAAGAGGTATGGGTTCAGTTGAAACAGTTACAGAAGATACTGGTGACCAAGTTACCCAAGTACAACCTGATTTTGAACTTATAGCTTTTGATTTCGTTTCTAATCCATCTACACACGGAGCATTTATGCATCCTATGAATGAATCTGTAGACAAAGATTTACCAGCTGGTAGAACTTGTGGTGAGTATTGTAAAGTAGAGTCAATCATCAATGATATTATGAGAGGCTAATAATGGCTAACTATAAAAATATGATGGATAAATGGAAAGATTGGAGACTCGATGAAGCTACTGTAGAAAATGAAACAAATTTACCTTTTCAAGTAATGGGTATACGTAACAATGATATAGTTATTAAAGGTAAAAAAATAAAACTTACTTTGTCTTTTAAAGGTGATGATTTGAAAAATGCAATTGAAGGTAAAGGTAATAAAAAAGGTAAAGTAGTATTAGCTACTGCAAAAATAAAATAAGGAACGGTAATGATTAAATTAAAAAATATATTATCAGAAACATATGTATGGGATAGAAAATTTGGTGAATCGTTACCTACTTTATCTGATGTAATGGAAAAACACGGTGATTGTGATTGTGGTGGTAGTTGTTGTGGTGTTAATGAAGGGCCTCAAGACCAAAGACCTGCAGATAAAGAAGTACAACGTCTCGTAAAAGCAGAAGCTAAACTTCGTGAGAGAATGTTAAAATTAGAACAAATATTTTTAAGAGATGGTAATCCTCCAAGTGTTAAATTAGCTAAAGATTTAAAAAAATCATATAAACAACACGTAACTAAGTTTATGAGAGAAATGATTTCATTTAGAAGAAAGTTCAAGTAATGCCATCTGTCTCTAAAGCACAACAGAGATTTATGGGGTTGGTTCACGCTTACAAAAAAGGTGAAGTACCAGCTAGTAAAGTAAGTAAAGCTGTAAAGGACGCCGCAAAGTCAATGAAAAAAAAATCAACTAAAGACTTTGCTAAAACAAAACACAAAGGTCTACCTAACAAGGTAAGAAGTGAAAATATGAATGAAGACGGTCATACAGATGTAGCGTCTGCAAAAAGAAAACTTAAAACATCTGTAGAAGATATAAAAGATATATACTCTAAGTTAAAAGGTATGAGTGATGAAGAATCACTACCAAGTTGGTGGACTGATAAGATTACACTATCATCAAATTACTTAGATAAAGCTCGTGATTATATTACTAATCCAAACGAATCAGTAAATGAAAGAAAAAATCCAAAAAGAGAAAAAACTAAAAAAAGTTTTCTGAAAAATTTACAAAAAACAGAAAAAACCATTAGAAGAATTAAACAATTTGCAAAATCAAATCAATGGGGCCCAATTAGTAATTTTGTTGAAGATGACCTTGTATATGATATGACTGCTTTAAAAAATGACATTGACACTATTATATCATTACCTATTGATGAATCCGTAAATGAAGGAAAGAAAAGATACTACCAACAAGATAGAGTTGGTTCAG